CTTTAATTTCCCTAAACATCTTTAGCATTTCATAATAAGCCTTACCACCGGCATATTCTATTTCTTTACAAAGTTCTTTTTTTTCTATCACTTTAGGAACATTATCAAGTTTTGTATGCCAAATTTTTTTAGCATAGCAATCAGCACATAAAGGTTTGCCGTTATGTTCTATTAATGCTGTCATTACGCATTCGCTGCATTCTTTCCATTTTTCCACTTCAGGATATAAATAACTCATTTAAACACTTTCTCAAAGACCTATTCTTTTTAATTATAGGTGCAAACTCTTGACTTAAATAAGCTGTCTTTTCCTCTCCTATCTTATTAATATCAACTTCATTTAAATCACAAATAATATGCCAAAGCTCATGATATATAGTTTTTGCCATACTCATTTTTGATTGATTAGGGTCTATAGTTAGTTGTAATTTACTACCCTCATACAAACCCCAACAATCTTTTAATGTTTTCCAATAAACTTTTATTTGTTTTTGTTTATATTTAATCTTGCGAAATTTCTGCATCTACTATCGCCTTACCTATTTCATAAGCTATTTGTGGCACAATACTGTTACCAAGTGCTTTTATTCTGTTGGATCTATCTTTGTGTAATTTTTCGGATAACCCATAAGGAACTCCACAAAGTTCGGATTGAGTTTGCCACCAGGTTTTTCTTTTTTTTGAAGAAACAAAATTGCATCCGACAGCTTTGCTCCGAATGTGCTGTTCGGTTTGTTCTTCTTTCTTAGAATAAAACCTCCAGATTTCGTTTGCTCTACTCTCTTGCTCTGTTCCCCTCCCTCTTCGCAACCTACTGTTGGAGTTGGAAACATCTTTACTGCTACTGTTAATGGTGTTCCCCCTTGCTTGTATTTCTTTGTTCTCTCTGATGCTGAGTCTTGAGTTGGTGTTGGGTACATTGCCATTGTTATTGGATCTACTTGTTCTCTTAAATTTGATGGTTTTGTTCTGCCTTTCCGATGACCTTGTTGAAGTTTCAAAGTTCCCTCTTTTGATCTTGGCGGAAGATGATCCATTGTGTTCGGAGTAGCCCAAAATCCAAACTCTTTTTCTTTGATGCCATGCACCGATGCCTGAAGCTGGAATAATAAGACATTGGACTTGGAAACCTTCTTTTTCCAAATCAGTTTGCACCTGTCTGAGTACCAAGCCGTTGTTGATGTTAATAATCCCCTCAACATTTTCGCCAACAAACCATTTTGGTTTTGTTTCGGCAACAACTCTAATAGTTTCATCCCAGAGGTAACGATCATCGTCTTGTCCTCTTCGTTTTCCTGCAACTGAGAATGGTTGACATGGAAATCCTCCTGAAACAATGTCGGCTGTGTAGTTTGATCCTTTAACATTTCTAATATCCTCCTCTATTGGTATATTTTTAAAATTTTTCTGCAATACTTTTTGGCAAAATTTATCTTTTTCTACAAATCCTATAGTTTTGATTCGTTTTGTAGCTTCCATACCTAGCGAAAAACCGCCAATTCCGCTAAATAAATCAAGTAATCTGAGCATATTCGCTTGTAGATTATTTAATAACTTTAATCAAGATGTATATTGCTTTTACAATATTTGTTCTATATAACCGAATCAATGCTGATAAAAATAGGTAAGGAATGGAAACATAGAAAGGATGGTGGTTGCTTTTCGGCAGATCATCTTTCTCCCTCACAACTGACAAAACCTACGGATCAATGGTTCTATAACTATTGCGTCTTGTCTGAAGATGAAAGAAAGAAGCTACCACCAAATATGAAAATGATATTTGGAGCTATGATTGGAAGAGCTTTGCAAGATATGGTTGTTCATAAATTAACAATAAAAGAAGTAATGGAAGGGAAGAAAAATGGCTGATGAAGGTTATAACCCAATGCAAAAGACATTGGAAAATTTACAAAGAGAAAACCAACATCTTAAAAGAGATGTGCAAGAAGCTGAGAGAATAAATAATTCACATAAAATTGCCAATGGTAAAATGAATTTACTAATTAACAATCTTCAATTTGAAAACAAAAAATTAAAAAATAAAGTTACAGAGTTGGAGGAGCAAATAAAACAGAAAGGGTCAAATGACAAAGCAAAAATCAACTGAAGAAAAAGAATCTAATAAAGGTTCATTTAAAGATAGATATAAAAAATGTTTATCTGAACTAAAAAAAATACCTACAGTAAATATAAAAGGTAAAAAATATTCTACTGTGGCTGAAAGATTTAAACATTTAAAAGAGTATTTTCCTGAATCTAAAATAGATGAACAGTTATTACATCATGATAGTGATAGAGTAATTGCTAAGACAACATTATACATTGGCGATCAACCTTATGCAGTTGGTCATAGTGAGGAATTTCGTAACGCATCATTTATAAATAAAACAAGTGCAATAGAAAATGCTTTTACAAGTAGCTTAGGAAGATGTTTAGCTGCCTTTGGATTAGCAGGATCTGAATATGCTAGTGCAGATGAATTAACTGTAGCCTTACTAAGTCAAGGTATGAATGATAAAAAAGTTTCTATCCTGGATAAAATAAAAGTACAAACAACAGAAACAAAGTTAAATAAACTTTATTCAGATTGGAAAACGGAAAATGACAAAATAGAAAAGTCATTTAACGACAGACAAAAGACCATACAAACAAACGGAGGACAACATGGCAAATCAAAGTGGTAAAGAAAAGGACTTTGTTCTTTTTGAATACGACCCAACAAATGAGAGAGCTGTAAAAATAGATTTCTCAGGTAATATTAAATTAAATAGTGGTGTTAAAGGAACTGTATTAGGTTCTAAGGGTTCATCAAAAGATGGTAACACTAAATTTATAAAAATTTTTAAACAAGTAGGAGTTTTGTTTAAGGGTGATGATAATAAATTTACAGGAGATATTAACGATGTTGAGGTTGGCGGTAAGAAAGCATTAATTGGTTGGTTAAATGCAGATGCAAAAGTACCAAACATAAGTGGTTATTCCAATGAACCTAAAGAAAAAGGTAGTCAAACCAATAAAATGAACTTCTAATGGATGTTATTGTTGTAGTCATGCACTTGTTAAATGGTTCAGTAGCTGAGGCAACTGTTTCGCTTTCTGCACCTAAAATGTTATGCCAAGATGCTTTTAAAAAAATAGCGGTGTTTGACACAACAAATAGTGAAGTTAGATATAAAGGTCAAAAAGTATTGTTAAATTATTGTAAGGATAAAAATGGCAAACTCATCAGATAATGTAAAAAAGGTCAATAGAGTTGCCAAAGATATTGAAAAACTGTTGGAAAGAAAGGCTGATGAGTATGGTAGTTTTACTAAAACAAGCTACTTTTTTCATGGATTTTTAGAATCTTTAATATCTGCACATAACGGAAAACAAATAAAAATACCTAAAAATATATTTGGTGTATGTATGATGGCTATTAAAATATGGCGAACTATAACAAATCCAAGATATAAAAAGGATAGTTATGATGATACAGCAGGATATAACGAATTAAATAGAATATTTGATATGGAGTTAAATGACAAAAAGTAAAATACCCATGACACCAGTTATGCTGCGTCTATTGAATTTTATAAAAAAATACTATAAAAAAAACAAATATATGCCAACTTTTCAAGAAATGGCAGAGGGTCTGGACTACAAATCCAAGAACTCAATAACTGTCTTGATAGATAAATTGGCTAACAGAAATGACCTTAAGAAAATTAAAGGTTATAGAAGGAACATAGAATTGAATGACTAAAGTACAAAAAGATACACTTGCTGAACTGATGGTCAACTTCAAAGAAACTTTTGAGGGTGCTACTGTAGAGGAAGCTACAGAAAAAGCTCATGCCTCAAAAAAGCCTAGCGATTCCGCAGAAGTAACAATCACCGATAAGCGGTTTGTTAGGTCTAATATTAAACTGATCGGTGAGGAAACAAATGACAATAGAACCAAAGAAACTCAAGGATCTGGAGTCCAAGCAGGAGAGGTTAGTAAATAGAATGTATAAGCACAAAACATTATACTTAAAAAGCAAAGCTAGACTACCTCAAATAGCTGAGAAGATCATGGAGTTGAAACAAAGACAAACTAGAATAACTACTTAATTTTAGTTTTACATTTAAAAGTTGCAACAAGGGTTAAAGGGTTCTCTGTCTTAAATGAAAGGAAACAATGTCTGACATTACATTTGAACAAAAAGAAAAAGAGTTTTACACACAATTAGGTAAAGCCTTATGTGAAGCTAGAAGAGCTGCACACAAAACACAAACACAAGTCGCAGAAGCAATAGGTGTTACATTTCAACAAGTACAAAAATATGAGAAAGGCACAAACTATCCAAAAGAATTTAAAACAAGACAAATGGT